GACTTTCTTCTTTGCCCGGGCAAGGGCCTCATAGTCTTTTGCGGCCTGGCGCGAGATGGCCATCGCCTTTTCGAAGGCGAGCGTTTCGCGATTAAAGCTCTCCGTGACGGCATGCCCGTCCGTGATGGCTTCGCTGACGAAGTCCGCATAGACCTTAAGGCCGGGCGCCATCGCGGCGGTGAATTGCCGCCACAGTCCGGACCAAGCGCTCTTGGCATCGTCCCAAGAGTCGCCCATCTGCTCTACGCCTTGGGCGGCGGTGTCGTTGAGTGTGAGCCCCAGCCGTTGCGCCTCCATTGCCTGGCGGCGCAGCTCTTCACTTCCTTGCTTGAGCATTACGATTAGCTCCTGGCCGTTGCGCCCAAAGAGCGCGTAAGAGGCCGCCGCCTGTTCCGCTTCACTGCTGGTGTTGCGGATGGCGTCGGCGACGTCGAGAAAGGCCTCGTCGACGCTTTTGCCGCGGAGCGCCTCCAGGTCTAGGCCCAGCGACTTAAGCGTTTTGCCGGCGGCGCCTGAGCCCAACATTCGCTGGAAGCGGTCGAGTCCTTTGCTGAGCGTTTCGAATTCCGCGCCGGCCAGGCCGGCCGAGCGGCTCAAGGCGGCCAGGGGCGCAAAGCCTGTGCCGAGTCGGTTGGCCTGGTCGACCAACTGCGAGACTTGCTCGGTCTGCTCGCGGATCGCCTCGGTCGTATAGTCGAGGGCCTGGCGCAGCTTGGCGCCGGCAAAGGCCGCGGTCATGGCGCCGGTGGCCAGTTGGGCGGTGCTGGCCAAAGAGCGCATGTCGCCGCGCGCCGAGCGGGTCCCGCTCGAAAAGCGGGCCGTGTCCATCTCGAGCGCGACGCTCAAGCTAGCTATTGTGCTCATCGTCGCTCGTCTGGGCGGCCAGGCCGCGGAATAGGGTCAACACTTCCTGGCCGGTTTGCGGACGGGTGGCGCTGGTGCGCGGGTTTCGTAAAGGCATATACGCCTCGGCGGTGACGGGCTCGGCCGCCTCCTTGCGGTGGACGTTATGCAGGATCGCGGCGATTTCGCCGGTGCGGCGCCAGTCGTCACCGAAGGGCTCGATGTCATGCAGCGCCATCCACTCCGTGAGCTCGCGGCTGTCGAGCGAGTCCTCTAGTTCGCGCACCGTGCGGCCGAGCGCGAGTGCCAGGCGAAACAGGAATCGCCGCGTCGGCCGCTCGGCTAGTTTTTTTCCAGTTCCTCGCGGTCCTGCTGCGTAAGCGCATTGAGCCGGGCGGCCACGTTGTACAGGGGCTGGATGACGTGTATCGGCTGTGCGCCCAAGGCGTCGACGTCGGCGGGGGTCAGCAAGGCCTGGCCCCGCGCATCACACAACGTGCGCACTAAGAGCCGCGCCCGGGCATTGGGCACGTGGTCGTTCGTGCTGGCCGCCCGCGCGTGAAAGCATTCCTGTTCGTACTCATCGCGTTCGCCGGCCGTGAGCGTGCGGACCCAGACTTCGCCGAGCTCCGGCACGGTGACGCGTTCCCGCGGCAGCTCGCGGGTTTTTAGCAGCGTTTGGCGGTCCATAGATTCCTGTTACGGGGTGATGACGATGGCGCCGTTGACGGCGATTTTGAGGTTGGCCTGGAGCACGTTTTCCACTTCGGCCGCGTCGAAAGAAAACTCCTCGATGTGGCCGCTCCAGGCGATTTCGGCGGTGTTGGTGTCGGTGAGGATGATTTTCCAGGCCTCGTTGGTGCCGGCCTGAAAACTCGTCCAGAGCGCCGCGTGCGTTACCTGGCTCGCGTCGTACTGGATGATCATGTTGACTTCGCCGCCATCGGGGATGGTCGCCCGAGTTGATCGCCACGTATTGTCGAGGTTCGTGGTATCGAAGCGCGGGTTCTTCATCGCCGGCGGCAAAACCTGCACGCGCTGCGAGATGGTGGTGAAGACGCTCGAGATGCTGAGCTGGAGGAGCGTGCCTTTGCCGGGCGTGAAGGCCATGGGTCAACTCGCGGGTGCGCTAGGGAGTCGGGACGGTATCCTCGTGCTGGATTTCGTAGTCCAGCGCGATCCGGTGCGTGCCGATGTCCCCGGCCACTTTGTCGGCGTCGTAGAGGTCCAGCTCATTGCGAAGGATGACGCTGGTGACGCGCGTGCTTCCCCAGGTCCCGGAGAAGCCTTGCATTTCATCGCGGAGCGCCTCGGCCAGGCTTTCGGCGGCCGTGTTGCTGGTGGCGATGCAGTCGATTTGGATGGTGGGTTGCGCCCAGCCGGCGCCGCCGTCGAGCGTGTGGGCGTGGCCGCCGGTGATGCGGTTGCAGACAATCGCCGGCAGTCCGCTCCCCTGCGGGCGGCGCGTCCAATAGATGCGGGTGCCGACCAGGGCTGTGACGCTCGGTTGCGCGGCCAGGTAGTCGAGCAAGGCGGCGCGGATGCTCATTTAGCCCAGCTCTTTGACCAACTTGGCGAAGCTCAAGCCCTTTTTGGCTCTGGAGCGGCGCCGGAATTTGCTTTTGATTCCCTTCGCGGTCTCTTCGCGGAGCGTGTTGACGGCCTGCGACGCATTCGCGGCGAGCGCGGGACGCAGGTACGGCCGTGGCGCCAATTCGCGCGACTCGCTCCCGTACTCGATGACGGCCGGATAGTAGCCGGTCGCGTCGGCGGGGATGTCCAGCTCCTTGCGGGTCGGCGTGGTGACGCGGGCGCTTTGGCGGTGCGGGGTTTTGCGGGACGGGCCGCGGCGGCGGATTTTCAGGCCGTCGCGCAGCTTGCCGGTGTCGACGGGCACGTTGGCTTTGGCGGTGGCCAGCACGGGCCTGGCCGCTTTGCCAAGCGCGCGGCTGACGATGCGTTTTTGTAAGTGCGGCTCCAGCTCGGCGAGCGCCTTATTCAGTTCCGCAAAGCCGCCGGCGTCGATCGACAACTTGATCACTTACACGGCCTCCTTGCAGTCGAGCACCCAGTCGATGGGCCGCTCCTCCGGTCGCGTGACGCTCACGATGTCCAGGATCCGCCCGCTGGCCAACCGCAACCGCCATTTCGTGTTGATGGCCATGCCGCTTTCATAGCGCAACGTGACGCGGTGCGTCACGTCGGGCTGCACCTGGCGGGCGTTCCACAGCTCGCGCCCGGCGAGCGGTTCCACGCTGGCCCAACGCGTCGCCACGTCACTCCAGGTCACCACGGGCTCGCCGCGGGTGATGGTCTCCGACGGCTGTACGATGGTGACGCGGTGACGTCGGTCGCCGACGGCGGGCATGGGGCGTTACTTGGTTTTCAGCTTGCGGTTTTCGGGCACGCGGTTGGCCCGGGCCAGGCGGTCGGCCTTCTGGGCGGCCGCGATCTCGGCGCGGGCGCGGGCGGCGCGCTCCTGGTTGGCTTCCGCGCGGGCGGCAATCTCTTGCATCTTTGCTTTCGCCTCCTCGTCCAAGGGCTCGGCGACCCCCAGCTCGATCAGCCGGTAGGCGTCGGCGTGTTCGATCTCCGTGCCGGCCGGCAACGGGCCGGCGGTGCCGGTCTGCGGTTTGGTGAGTCGCACTTTCATGGCTTAAAACCACTCTCCGGAGTCCAGCAGTCGCAACCAGGCGTCGACCGATAGCATCAGGTCGCCCATCATGGGTGGCGCTTCGTCGCCGCGGTGTTCGTACAAGTGGGCAATGATCAGGTACATCGCCTGCTTGGCCGCTTGCGGTACAGCACTCGCCGCGCCATAGCCCGCCACGACGCGCACTGTCACGGCCGCGGGCTCGCGGATGGTCGATGGGTAGTAGGCGCTGGCGGCCGGGGCGATGACGGCGGGCTCGCGCTTGGTATCGACGCGGTAGTCGGCGGTGGGCCAGGTTTGCGGGTCGCCGTTGGTGTCTTTGTAGGTGACGCTGGTGACAGACTGCGTGGGGAATTTCGGGAGCTTTAAGCGCTCCCGTCCGCACGGAAACCGATCAAAGGTCACGTCCCACGTCGCAGTCACCAGTTGTCGGCCGGTGCGGTCTTCGACCAGTTGGCGGGCCGCCTTGACCAGGCCGTCTATCAGCGTGTCTTCGTCGGCGTGCTGTACGCGCAGGTGCGCCTTGGCCTCGGCCGTCGTCAAGGGCTCGGTGGCCGGCGCGGTTAACAGGCTGAGTCCATAGGGCTGCATGGTTTATGTCGGCGACACGTAGATGCGGCGGTACGGCACGGTCGCGGTGTCGTCGGTCGTGCCGACGGTCCGCGGGCCGCCCAGTTCGCAGACGACGCCGTCGACCACGATGTTTTGCGTCGTATTCGAGATTCGCACGCGGCCGTAGCGCAAGCGGGGGCGCACGATCTCGATGATGTAGAGCTTGTTGTCGTCGGTGTCCGGCACATTGGCCACGGTCACGGACGCCGCGGCGGCATCCGAGCCATCGGCCAGGCTGCCGTGGCGGAAGCTGATCGTCGTCACCGCGCCGGCGGTGAGCGTGCCAAACGCGAGCAAAAACCGCACGCTGTGGTAGCCCGACATATCGACCACCGACGAGTCGCGGTCGGCGATGCCGGCCGCTTGCGCGTTCATCACGCGGATGGTTT